CAGTCTAATGGCTTACTCTTAATAAGACTAATCTTATCTGTTTATAGTCAGGCTTCCAGGATGAATTAACGACAAGCGAGTGATGTAGGTTTCCGGGAGCCTGAAACAGAAAAAGGGTCGCATATGCGAGTCTCTATAAAATCTTTGCCACATCCCCGGAGTGGCCACGCTCATGCCCTTGAGGAGCTGTCGCTTCATCGCCGCTGATAACCGGTGCGCATCTGGCGTTCGCGCTGCTCTACCGGAGCTTGTTTGATATACGAACCTTGACCCGTCACTACACAGGCTCGCCCACTGGCGACTCAGGGCAGCATCACGACTGCTGCATTTCCTTTCGGATGCGGTCTATCCGTTTGGCTATAACATTTTTTTGCCCCTCCAGAAACGACAAAGCCTCGGCTAGATGCCGAGGCTTCATGGTCGGCCCAGGATAACAAGGTCTCACAGGCACAATTTAAAAGTATTACTGACCGGTGAGAATCATCATTGTGATGTCATTTCTGGTCAATGGAGCCGTGATGTTTGTTTCGTCAAACTCTTCAGCACGTTCAAACTTTTTATGGTTTGCGCCGTTCATAGTCGTTACTGAATTGTCGACGTGAATAAGCTGATAGTTTGGTTGGATCCCTTTCCCTGTAATGCCCAGCCTAACAGCTATAACATCCGGCCTGTCCAACATGCCTAATAACCGGGTCTTGAACTCTGCAGGTAAGGAAGAGATTTTTCCATCCCAGACTTTATTGCTCATGCTTAAGCTCCTGACTTTTTTATTTATTAATTAAAAGCGGCACTGCGAAAGTACACTTAAAAAGAGTTAAGCACAAAAAAACCCGCTCGATGGCGGGTTTCTTAACGGTGAACACACAATGCCCATCGTTGGAACGAAATTAACACAAATTCGGGAAAAGTAAATAGCTCACGGTTGAAACGTAAGCTGTTTTCGTGATCATTATCGTGTTATCTGCTTGAGCTGCGCTTCTGCCCAGGCTTCTTCGATATCAAATTTCGTGATCAGCTGGTCGTAAAACGGCTTAACCGACTTCTTCCAGGTATCCAGGCTGATCGCATCAGTAATCTGGCAAACAGCTGCATGGGCCTCAGTCGAAGGGATCCGCTCATAACCGCGACCACTGCAGCGCTTACATGTGCTGAATACCGGCACCCCCAGTTTCTTTGTTTCCTTCTGGTTTACGGCTTTTCCGCGCCCCCGGCAATCGCTACAGGCTGCGCTGACCCGCCCTGCGCCGTTGCACTTTTTGCAGAACACTTTTACGGTCTCTTTAACTTTCACCATTCCGGCCACGGTCATCTTGCCTTCTGGCTTACGGTATTTGTTGGTGAACACGTCAGCCTCGATAAACCCCTGCCCCGCGCAGCAATCGCACTGTTTAACGCTGGCTGCGCTGCGGGAGTAGTCCTCAAACGCGAACGTCGCCAGCTGATGCATTACCAACGGCTTAACTCCTTCGCTCAGCTTGCGCAGCGCGGCAACCTTATCGCATTTGGTCAGCGCGTATTCGGCCAGCAGCGCGATCGCCCTCTCCCTGTCGTTATGGCTGATATCCATCTTCCCGAGGAAAGCGCTGTACCCCATAGCCGCGCGTTCCTGCGTCATGCCCATGGCTGCCATGATGTCCGTACCGGTCAAGGAATCTGATGCGGTGGCGCGCGGGGAGTCGCTGATCATCGTGGACTTTGCGAAGTGGTATTTCACGGTGTTTTCGAGGTTCATACTGCGGCTCCTGCCATCAGGTAAATGCGGATAAAGTTACGAAGGATGCGATAGTCCACCAGCACCGTTCCCGGGCGGCGATAAATGCGGAGGCGCAGCCAGCGCATGCGAAGCGATTCGATCAGTTCTGGTTTCATGCTGGCTCCAGCTCGGTGATGGTTAACTCCAGTTTGCCGCCCTTGATGATCGGCATCCGCTTTACGCGGTAATCGTCTACCTGCTGGTCATCCAGCCAGAACCCGGCTTTTGTCAGCGCGTCGAATGCCGCCTTCTGCAGGTTGTCCAGGTCCCGGCGGCGGCGATCCGGCATATGGCACTCGATACGGATTTTCACCTGCTTAGCCAGGCCGATATCCAGCATTCCGTCTTTGATGATTTGGGCGACGCGGTCGCGGTAGGCGCGCCCTTCTGTGCTGATATGCGTGCGCCCGCGGTTGTGCCGGTAGTAGCGGTTATTGCTCGGCGGCCACGGCAGGCTGATTCGATACTCGCTCATACTTTTACTTTTCCCTCTTTCAGCCAGATAACCTGTGTGCGGGCCATGCCTTCCAGCGCGCACTCCTTTGCATACGCCGCATCCACTAAGCGGGTGCGGCGGTCTATTTCGTCGTGGCAGCTGCTACAGGCGATGGTGGCGATCAGGTCAGGCGGTTTAATCCCGGTACCGCACAGACCGGCCAGGCGGATATGCGCCAGAACGGACGTTTCAGAATTGCCATTGCACACGCTGGGGATCCGTACCTGACATTCGCGGCCACGGGTTTCTTTGCATAGATTTGCCATGATCACCCCCAGACCTTTTGGCGGAAGGTCCGCGGCGTGCGTTTTTGACGCCGGGCTTCCGGTAGCCGGACGCTGACGGTCCAGGTGACGTAATCGGGGTTCAGGCTGCGCTCGACCTTCACGCCGCGCGCACGATATGTCGTCATTAGCTCTTCGGCCTGCGCCGTTGTGCATTCGGTATGTTGGAACCATGAGGATTTCATCGCCATCACCCCGCAAAGCTCATCAGCTGCGCGGCGGCGTTCTCAGCCTCGCGCTGGTCTTTGAATGCCCGTGACAGGATCCAGCGCCATAGGACATCGAGCGCGGCCCTGTAGAGCTGCTGAAACTCGGTCTCGTCCATATTGGCGAAGGCTATGCTGCGGGGATGCTTGCGAAGAGTGCCATCAGGCAGCTGGATAGCGTCGTAATGCCCTGATTCGATGGTCACCCAGGCGCGATACGCGTCGAAGGACTTGCAGGCGCTGATGCTGCCAGTGCGCTTGTCGGCGATGCGTTCAAGATACTGTTCAGCAGCATCCAGCAGCGCGCCTTCGTTCCCGCCGTATGAAGCGAGGTATCTCGCATAGCCGGTCACCAGCTTGCGTTCGTTGGATGAGATGGCCCCGCCGGTTGGCTCCCAGTATTCGAAGCCGAGATTCAACAGAGCGAAGAAGCGGCGGTGGAAAGCTGGGTTACGGACCTGTTTGAAGTCGGCCACCAGCACGGCACCGAGCTTGATTTTTGATTGCAGTAATTCGCTGGTCTCCGGCGTGGCGGGGATCAGGATTCCTGAGGATTGCTTGATGAGTTGTAACTGCGCCATGGAAGTTCTCTTCGTGGCGCATCGTTGTCAGGTTATCGGGTGTTCAGGCCGATTTAAACATTATGCTATTCAGGTATTAAAAAGGTCAATTCCTGGCTGATAACTCCTTGACGATCTCTTCCAGTGTTTCGCGTGATATGACACGCTCATCCACCAGTAGGCGCTTGTGGCCGACTACTGCACCAGCAGAATTTATCAGCACGCGATCCCCTGGCCGGAGTTTAAACGAACACACAGACGCTCCGTCGGAACGCCTAACGAGCTCGTAATAATCACCCCCATCGGAACAGACCTCAGCCACATCAACCCCCTCACTTTGCTATCCTCAAATACCCTCTCCCGGCGGGGAGAACTCCACTCCACAGAGCCAAAATAACAAATGGCGCAAAATTCCTAATAGGTTCGCCGGAAGAAAAATTCATTTTTTTCTTTAGCACTTAAACCATACAACAAAACACTGTATGTATAAACAGTAATTATCCGTTTGGCTTAAGTATGCACATGAAATGCATGTCTGCGCAAGTCCATTCATCCGCTTGATTTGAATAAATTTTTACGCTACCTCCCTGTAAAAACTTACCGATATTTTTAACACTTTTGAGGAAGAGAAAGTGCTGGGGTAAATATCTTATTGGAAAACTCTCAACCCTGCCAAACGCAGGGCAGGCCTGCGCCTGAGGGTATATTGCCGCGATGACACATCTTGTCAGGTTGGTAATTTGTTGCCGCGCTGTGTCTATTATCTAATCGATTTCATAGAACAATATCACTGCATCGATCGGTAATATCGATCATGCGTTACATCAGTGATTGTGCGAGCCGGTGACGGAGATGAAAAGGCCTCCTGGGAGGCCAAGATTTTCTAGATGCGGGGGGATTAAGTTCGCGCCATGATTGACAGTGCTGCCACCTCATAAATCACTGCTTTGGCAGTACCGTCTAGGAATGGATTCTAAAGGTAACAGTGCTTTTTGCTGGGGTTGTTGTAGGCTTGAGACACCATGCGCGAACAGCTTTCAAGGTTTCTTGCTCAAACATGTCCTTTGGTACAGCGGAGACGACCCTGATATCTTTTGGGTGGCCATCAAGGCCAACTATGTATGAAACCACGACCATTCCTTCGACTTTCAGTGCAATAGCTTTCGCAGGAATAGTGGGAAATTGTTTTTCTAACCTTCCATTACAGTCATCCAATTTAAATGAGTTCTGGTTTTGCTGGCAGCCTGTGACCAGAATTAAGATTGCAATCGCTACAAGTTTCTTCATAAATTTTCCCAGTTGTATTAGGCCCTACATTACCTTGGCTTGTAGCGGGTTGCTTTGTGCTAAATCACTCACTCAGTGTGTTTTGATGACGCTGTAATTTAGCTATGTTCTTTTGGCGGCATCCTTCCGTTGCCCGCACATCTCCGGCAGGTTTGCACGTACCAGCGCGGCAGCGAACGGCAGCGGGACGGCATTGTGGCTTATGGATGTATTTCAGAACAAAAAAAACCTCCCTGTTGGGGAGGCTTTTAATTATTGCGAGGCGTACCATGACTGAGTTGCTTGATCAAAACCTTCATCAAGTTAATCAGTGCAATAATTACGCCTCCTAGTGTACTTATAGCTATGTCACTCATGTCAATTTTCTCCATCCCGAGCATAATGCATATGACAAAGAAGGTGAAAATGCTTAAGCAAAATGTATAAGTTACTGCTTTAATAACATAAAACATGGCCTAGAAGTCCCCTCCCAGGCGCGAGGTGCGTCCGGGTGTTCAGGCCGGACGCAGGTAAATTATGGCTGGTTGAGTTTGCAAAATCAATTCGGTTGAATAGAGATTGGCTCTGGCTTTAAGCACACAATAAGATCCGTTGCTTCGTCCACGCCTAGCGGGCCTTCACTAGCAATCAAATACGTTCCCGTCTCACCGCCAATCTGCAAATGGTATTTTCTAATCTGATAGCCGTAATGGTAATCTTTATTCGGCCTCGCAATAGTCAACTCCTGCCTGCCCTCTTCGATTTTCATCAATCTGACGCGGCCATTACCTTCATGGAGAATACAGTCTTGCATTTGCTCTCCAAGAGATGATTTTTGTCTTGATTAAATCCTATGTCAGAAATACATTATGGGTCCGCTTAATTTGAGTACGGCTGGGTCGTTAAGGAGGTGAGCCTTGACCCAATTTTTGAACTCACCCGGGCTCCTGTAAAAGGAAACCCCTTCCGGGCTTAAATTCTATAGAGAGGGGTAGCATGCTTGCATGTTCGCCATACAGCAGCGGAGACGCCGGGGAAACCCGGCGTTTTTATTTCCAATAATTTTCAGGCTTAACTATTTCACCTCCTGCTGTGGTGGTGCTGCATGGCCGCCAGCGCATCCCGCTGCTTAGTCGCTTCCCGTAGCGCCAGCGTGGTGCAGTCCAACCGCTCGGCCAGACGGGAACAATCTTCGCCATATCGATTATCGGCGTGTCGCTACTCATCGTCTTCGCAAACTGATGACCAACGGCCACTAGCTCTTTGTTGCTCAGTGAATCACTCATGTGATGCTCCTCGGTGCGTGTAACGTTCCATGTCAAAGTCGATAACTGCCCGCTGGTCGCGGAAGACGCCGCAGCGCCCGTGGCGGATAAGTTTCCCCTGCTCTACGGCAGCCCGGATGTACTTCTCGGCCGTGGTGCGGTGCAGGCCGAAAATGGCGACGACATCGTTTGTCGTTGCGCGGCCATGCTTTTTCACCAGCTCGATAATCCAGGCGATGAACAGGGTGCGCTCGCTATGCGTTTTTGGTCTCGGCATACTCACCCCCTTCTCACTTCACAGCCCGCAGGTGTGATACTTTCCCGCGATAGCTTGCCCAGTCGAAATTGACCCAGATCCCGCTGTCCATTCGAAGACGATCCACGACGCGCGCGCCGAGTGTGGCCACCAGCTCGTCGTAATTCAGGTTGCTCAGGATGCCGACTGGCCGCATTGAGGAGAGCCGATGGTCAATCACCTGGTTGATGATCACCTTCTCACCACTGGAGCCGCGCTGGATGCCAACTTCGTCCAGCACCAGGAGATCGACGTTACACAGGTCTTTAAGCAGCGCTGACTCAGACTGTCCGCCGTCATAGCACTCGCGAACACGGAGCATCAGGTCAGGGATGGTCACCACCAGAACAGAGTGCCCGGCTGCCAGCAGGTGGTTGCCGATCGCCGCCGCCAGATGATTCTTCCCGGTACCCGGTGCGCCGCTGAAAACGAAGCTTGCGAATCCGCCGCCGCCAAAGTTTTGCGCGTAGCTCTTCGCCATGCTGTAAGCCTGACGCTGTTCCGGGCCTGTCACTTCGTAGTTCGCGAACGAGCAGCTGCGGTGAAGGGCCTGTATTCCGGCACGACCAAAAATCTTCTCAGACCGGGCGCGCTGGTTTTGCTTATCGATTTGCTGGCAGTGTTTACGGCCCTCTTCCTGCTGCCATGCCTGCCATTCTGCAACGCTGTTGAATTTCGGCTGCACGCTGGCCGGTATGAACTTACGCAGGCGTTCAAGCGCGCTGCCGGTGCCGATTGCGTTTTTCATGGTTGCCCCCTGAAGCCTGCCGGGATTTTTTTATCTGGCTGGGAAATGTGATTCACATCCCGGGCCGCCTTACGGCTGCTCAGGCCGAATTTTGGTTTGAACAAACCCTGGTACCCGTTTGCGATGCTGGTGTTAATCACGGCTACCGGATCGTGACCTTCGTCCAGGCACTCTTTCAGCAGGCGGAAAGCCTTGGTTACCGTCAGCTCGGTTTTGATGGCTTTGCCAGACTGCTGGCGATAGGCGACCCACTCACGCCAGGAGGACGCATCCAGCCATTCAGGAACCGGGATACTCAGCGGATCAAACTTCACCTTCCCCTTTGGGGGATTAGAGGGGGTTAGATCTGTATTTATATTTGTCTTTGGAAGAATGTCTTTGGTGTTCCCTGTTTTCGGGGATAACCATCCCCGTTTTCAGGGATGGTTTGAGGGGTATTTTTGCTATCCCCGTTTTCAGGGATAGCTGTCCCTGTTTTCAGGGATAACCATCCCTGTTTCTGGGGATTGTAAAGACTGATATCGGAGATAGAGATTACCCAAGTTAAAGCTTCAGCAGAGGGGAAAGCCACTGGGCATCTCATGCAGTTCGGCTTTGTATAAGCCCATTTATCCAGGTTGGTGTTGATCCCTATGTATCTGGTTTGCCCAATCCGGCGCAGGATGATGATGTTCCGATAGGCGAGGCTCAGCACGGCCTCAGAAACGTGCTTCACCTTCAGCGTCGTTTTGTCGGCAATGAGACTGTTAGCGATCCGGTCTGATTTTTTAGACCAGCCATAAGTCAGCCGAACGATGGCATTCAGTACCCGGAACTCACGCCCGGATAGCTCAACGATACACAGGGCATCCTGGATCTGATTGGCTAAACGGAGATAGCCATTTTCCAGATCAGCCATGCGGCTCTCCTGTTGCTCCTGCTTTGGAACGGGGAATTTGATAACTTCAGCGGTATTTGACATACTCACCTCCGCAATTACGCACAGTTTTTGCACCAGAAAGCCGTTGGTGTTCGCGCACCGCGGCTTTCGCCTTTTTAGGATCTGTCATCACATAACTCCTGGGGCCATTGCTGCCAGGCTCGCCAGAACCGGGCCGAGGGAATCTGTTGGCAGAAAACGCAATAATGCTTCTGCCGCTTCACGAACTTCCTTCTCCAGACGCTGGATTGGCTGACCCAGTAACTTAGCCTGATGAGCTTCCCCACACTCTTTGATGGCATCTGCGATCAGCTCTTCATTGGTTTTGCCCGTTACCAGGCCGAACTCGCGCGCTACTGCTTCGTTATCGCGTGCCATCACCGCTACGATCGCCGGAGTCAGCATCTCCAGGTACTTGTCATACTTCGGCCCGGTGTTATTAATCATTCGGAAGAAGTTAACTTTGGTGCCGTGTACCGAACCGGCCAGCAGAAGGCCACGACCACCACTGGCAAACCACTCTTTCGCCACCAGCTGCGAGATGTAGTTTTGCGCATCGCCGGGCGTTGCCCTGTTCCATGCTTTTACAGCCTCCCGGATATTCGAGAGTTTGCATGATTTGCGCGGAAGCTCTTGATATTTCGATATCACCAGCCCAGCAGTCAGGCTGCTACTATGGTTGTGGTTTTGCGTTTGCATGGTTGATCTCCTACTTTGGCAAACCATCTGTAGGGTTTGGATAGGCGCTTGGGTCAATCTCATGAGGCGTAACTTTCCAGTTAAGGATTCGACACAACGGCAAAATTCGAGCGTGTGGGACTTTCCCTTTCCGCAACCATTTGCCAACGGCTTGAGATGAGATGCCGAAGCACTCGCCAATACCTACCTGAGACATGTGGCTGCTGATTTTTTGTTTAATTTGGTTATCCATTTGCTGTCCTAGCTGTTTGCTTTAGGTGATTGGAGAATAGCACTTAAAACTTTTGGTTCCAATAACAATCAAACCAATAGTTCTAATGAACTATCAAACCATTGGTTGTAAAATGAAAATATGAATAAAATTCCTCACCCTGTATTTGCTAAAAGAATCCATCAAGTGATGGAGGAAAACGGCTGGAGCATGGCGGACCTTGCGCGGCGCGTTATGCTTTCCCACACATCCGTGAGAAAGTGGGCCAATGGGGCGTCAGCTGCGAGTGGCGAGCGTCTTAAAAGGCTGGCTGCGGTAACCGGCAGGCCTGAATATTGGTTTTTCATGGAGCAGGGAGAGGAAGGCGAGAACGGCGAAGAACTACCAGCATTACCGCGTGTGCTCGATGAAAGAGAAGAAACGTTGCTTTCACTTTTCAACCAATTGCCGGAAGCAGAAAAGCTGCGATTGATTATTCACACCAGAGGCGTGGTTGAAGAGATGGATCTTCTTAAAAACGATGTATACGACATCATTCATGATTTGAAGAAATAGACTATTTCAAACCCGCTCTACAATGAGGCACCGTATCGGTGTCTTTTTTTCGCCCTCAAATAGAACTATTAGTTCCATCTGCACTTTACACATCGAACTTTTGGTTGTATCTTCAGTTCATCGACAACACGCGCAGCGTTGTCAGGTTAAAGAAATGTTCCGCCAGCCTGGCGACAAGGGCAAATGAGGGTGACCATGATTGACTACGCACGTAAACCAGTACGGCATCAGGCCGTAAAACTGAACTGGGTTGAGGTGATTGTTCGCCGTATCTGTTATCTGCTGGCGCAGAAGGGGAACCCAGATGTGTAACTCAACGATATGCGCATACTGCAGCAACTCAATCGAGCAAGGGAAAGAAGTTAAAAACGTATTGATCTTCATCCGCGGCGCCCAGCTGGCGCGCGAACAACGTAATTACTGTTCTACGCGTTGCGCTTCGTACGACCAGATGGCCCACGAAGCCTAACGTAAAACCCGCGCAAGGCGGGGTCTACGTCCGGTGCCACCGACCAAAGTACACCGGAAAACTACTCAAAACCAAAAACACACCCATTGGGCGCTATCTCTGGCCCGGGGATCTTACATCCAAAAATGAGGATCTGACATGGAATTTTTCCATCTGCTTAAGGCCAGTCAGAAGTCTGGCAAGAAAGATGCGGTGATTTGGTTCACTGCGAAAAGTGCAGCGCGCGCCGCCCTGACGCTCGATGTCGCGCTGGAAGACGCCGACATCGAAACTGGGCGCGGTAAGGACTACGCCAAGCCTGTACGCACCGATATGCCGATTGTTGACGACCTGCCAGAAGAAGGCATGATTGATTACACCTGGTGCGAGCGCTACACCCTGGCAGAAGACCAGCGCACCTGGAACGTGATCCCCGGAGCCGCCTCTCAGAGCGCAACCACAATCGCCCTGGACAGCGCCACCAGCGATGAGAATCAGCCGGTCGCGGCGGTAACCGCCACTGATACCGCAGATGTGGGCAGCACCTCCCAGCTTGAAAATCGCACCCCGGCGGTCCGCTTCGCCGTTCATATGTTGGGTGACAAATACCTTTCGGAAATCAGCCAGGAGCAGCACATCGTCGCCAACGAACTGGCGACCGATGAGGGAAATGTTTACTTCCAGCGTCTCCTTAAGGCCAAAAATGACGTTGCTGATATTAGCGATCTCAGCCTGCATGCTGAGTGGAAGCTGGTGCAGGCCGTCAAAGAAGTTTTCCCGCAGGACAAAGAACACGACCCTGCACTGCTGGCCGCCTTCATGTCGAGCTGGATTAAGGCAGAGGCTGGTGATCGCAATCAGCTGGTTGAAGACTGGAAGAGTGGAAAGCTCCCGGCCAGGGATGAGCCTTACTGGTATGAGAACGGCCTGCGGGTACTCAAAAACGGCGATGAGTTTACTCGTTACGCAGTATGCAAACTGCCATTCCGTCAACAACTGCTGGCTCAACTGACGGTGGACGAACTGCGCCATCATGTCACCCGCGGTGAACATGCGGAACTTCATGCGCTGGAGATGGATACCGACAACAGCTATGTCCAGACGCTTCTGCTTGCTGCTGAAAGCTGCGCTGAGATTAAGGCTTTCGATACCAAAGACCTGTGGCGCTATACCAACGCCATTCGGAAAGTGTTCAGCATGGATAAGCGCCATGAGCTAGCTCTGCTGCTGCAGTTCACTAAAACCTGGGTGGCCACCCCCTATATCGACCGCGGGATCCTGACGCGCGAATGGGCCGCAGGTAACCGCATCAGCCACGTGCAACGCACTGACGCAGGCACCAATGCCGACGGCGGGTATGTAACTGACCGCGGCGCAGATGCGCATCACACCCTGGACACCCTCGATCTGGAGATCGCCTGCGCCCTGCTGCCGATGGATTTCCACCATTTTGAAATCCCTTCCAGTATTTTGCGCCGCGCCAAAGAGATTGTCGCGAACAAAGAAGAACCATGGAAATCATGGAGCAAAATCCTGCGAAACCAGCCAGGCGTTCTGGCGGTCAACCGCGCAGCCATCTTCAACCTGGTGCGCATCGCGCCCGAGAATATCCACCTGACGCCAGTAGCGCATCTGGAGTTCGTGAACCAGACGATGACGGCTGAATTCAATGCTGAAACTGAGTTAGTGGCCCTTCAGGCTGTTACTGACAAACCTGCGGAGAATGAGATTGATAGCCACTTTGTCGATCAGCAGTTAGCTGCTGAACGCGGCGAGTTCGTTGACGGCGTCAGTGACCCTGACGATCCGAAGTGGGTTAAAGAAGATCTGACCGCTGCCAGCCAGCCACAGGTCGCTAACCTCGGAGGCGGCGTGCTCTCTATCGATGGCCTGATGGGTGGAAATACTGACCCGGTCATCAATACCCCCTCAAACGCAGTCGAAAAAACGGAAACAGTAACGGAGACCACCAGCGATGTGCAGATGGAAGAGACTCACCCGCAGGAAGGAGAAGCTGGTAACGCGTTACCACCAGGCGAAAGCGCTGATGCAGCTGATCCGCAAACAGATGCCCTGAATTCGTCCGAAGTTCTGGCCGCCGCAGCGCCGAGCCTGGCTAACCAGGAACAGGCCGATGTGAACCAAAACGCGGAAAATGCGCATCAAGATGACGATTCTGCGCATCAAAACACACCAAAAGTGAATCAGAACGAGCCAAAAGCGCATCAGGCCGAACCAGTAGCCGAATATCCAGCGTACTTCGAACCGGGCCGCTATGAGGGTCTGCCGAATAACGTCTACCACGCAGCGAACGGGATCAGCAGCACCCAGGTGAAAGATGCCCGAGTCAGCCTGATGTACTTCAACGCGCGCCACGTCGCCAAGACCATCCCGCGCGAAGGCTCCAAAGTGCTGGATATGGGTAACCTGGTGCATGCGCTGGCGCTGCAGCCGGAAAACCTTGATGAAGAGTTCAGCGTGGAGCCGGTGATCCCGGAAGGGGCATTCACCACCGCGGCGACCTTGCGCACCTTTATCGATGCGCATAACGCCAGCCTGCCAGCGCTGCTGAGTGCAGAATATATCAAAGCGCTGCTGGAAGAGCACAACGCCACCCTGCCCGCGCAAGTGCCGATGGGCGGCAGTCTGGAAGAAACAGCGCAGAGCTATATGACGCTGCCAGCTGAATTCCAGCGCATCGAGGCTGACCAGAAGCAGACCACTGCAGCTATGAAGGCCTGCATCAAAGAGTACAACGCCACCCTGCCCGCGCTGGTGAAAACCAGCGGCAGCCGTGATGCGCTCCTCGAGCAGCTTGCGATCATCAACCCTGACCTGGTGGCACAGGAAGCGCAGAAACCGGCACCGCTGAAAGTGTCCGGCACGAAAGCGGAGATGATCCAGGCGGTGAAGTCCGTTAAGCCGGATGCGGTATTCGCTGACGAACTGCTGGATGCATGGCGCGAGAACCCGGGCGACAAGATTCTGGTTACTCAGCAGCAGATGCAAACGGCACTGGCCATTCAGAAAGCACTGCTCGAGCACCCGACTGCCGGAAAGCTTCTGCTGCACCCTGATCGCGCTGTTGAGACGAGCTATTTCGGTATCGATGAGGAGACCGGGCTGGAAATCCGCGTGCGCCCGGATCTGGAAATCGACATCGACGCCGTTCGCATCGGTGCCGACCTGAAAACCATCAGCATGTGGAACGTGAAACAGTCCGGCCTGCGCGCCCGCCTGCACCGGGAAATCATCGACCGCGATTATCACCTCAGCGCAGCCATGTATATGAGCACCGCGGCGCTGGATCAGTTCTTCTGGATTTTCGTGAACAAAGACGAGGGTTATCACTGGATCGCCATCGTCGAGGCCAGCGAAGAGCTGATTGAGCTGGGCATGCTTGAGTATCGCCAGACGATGAACCGCATCGCTAACGCTTTCGACACTGGCGTGTGGCCAGCGCCGATCACCGAAGACTACACCGAAGAACTGAACGACTTCGACCTGCGCCGCCTTGAAGCGCTGCGCCTGGCTTAATGGAGAGAATGACAATGCAAAACACCAATATTATCGCCGCAGAGCAGACTCCAAACACTATCTCTGCCAGTAACGCTGTATTTAACGTACAGGCACTCGGCCAGCTGACCGCATTCGCTGAATTGATGGCGCAGTCTGCTGTAACCGTACCGAAGCATCTGGCGGGTAAACCAGCCGACTGCATGGCGATCGTCATGCAAGCCATGCAGTGGGGCATGAACCCTTACGCGGTCGCTCAGAAAACGCACCTGGTTAACGGCGTGCTGGGTTACGAAGCGCAGCTGGTAAACGCAGTTATCTCCAGTTCAAGCGCCATAGTGGGCCGTTTCCATTACGAATACGGCGGCGACTGGGAAAAGATCGCCGGTAAGAAAGACGGCCGCGATGAGCTGGGCCTGTTTGTCCGGGTTGGCGCTGTCCTGCGCGGCGAGACGGATATCACCTGGGGCGAGAATATCTACCTGGCTGACATTACCACCCGGAACTCCCCACTGTGGAAAACGGCACCCAAGCAGCAGATCGCCTATCTCGCGGTGAAGTACTGGGCGCGCCTGTACTGCCCTGAGGTCATCCTCGGCGTCTACAGCCCGGATGAAGTTGAACCGCGCACCGAGAAGGAGATCAATCCGGCACCAGTCCAGCGCGTGAACCTGGCTGATATCAAAGGTGACAGCGTAACAACCACCAATAGTGCGCAGGAATCAGCGGCAAACATTGACGCTATGGCCGATGAGTTCCGGGATCGGATTGAGGCAGCGCAGGACGTAGATAACGCCAAAGCAGTTCGGGCTGACATCGAAACGGGCAAGAATACGCTGGGTTCGGCCCTGTACACCGAGCTGAAAAACAAGGCCGTGAAGCGTTAACACCTGGTGGATGCGTATAACCGGGTCGAGGCAGCGATCAACTCCCTGCCGCAGCCCGGCGAACCGGATGGTGCCGAGCGCTTCGAGGAAGCTGAACGCGTGCTGGCGTCGGCAAAACGTCATCTGGGTGACGAGTTGCATGATCAGTTCAGCATCACCCTGGCAGATATGAAACCGGAATACGTGGCCTAAGGGAGGCGGGAGGGTTCGCCCTCCCGGTAACGAGATGAGCAAATCATTAAAAGCACGCTGTATCCGCCGGTGGGAAATTGAATTCAAAAGCCGTTGCGACTCGAAATATAGCCCATGTTGGCGCAAGCACCATCTGCGCGGATACATCCGAGAGTGTGGCCTGATAACTGCAGACTGCATGGTTGAACGTATGGCCGAAGACAATGCCAGAGTGGACTTTCAGCGGGATAAACGTGGCTGGTCGCCAGAGTTCTCCGCCTGGTATGAAGAACGTCGTGAGCAATACCGAAAAGAAGCGTTGGACTTCCTCAATGAAGAAGCCACTACCGAAGAGATCGACGAAGAGATTCAGAACGAGCTGGAGGCCTGGAATGACTGAGCTGAATTATAACCCGGCAGACCCCGACAAAATGCAACTCCCGAAGGATAAGACCTGCGGTGACTGCGCCCATATCCGCCGCTGTAAGGCAATTTTCGGGCATACCGAATCCGATGCATATTGCGACTGGTCGCCGTCCCGAGCGGTTTTCCTTCAACCATCTAACCCAGAAGGCGGTGACCATGCGACTGATTAACCGCAGCACACAGTCACCGCTGGCGCGTCAGGCCTGCGAAATCGCCCTAGCGGCCCATCAAGAGCGGTACGGAAACTACGGGCGCAGCCGGATGAAAGAGACGTACACGGTACGGGTGGAAGGAGTGAAGGTCTGGGTGGAGGTAGTGAACCGGAAAGCGAGCTACGTGGCCACGGCGATGACCGGCATGCGCCGTCTGCGATCCTTGCCCGGGCAGATCGCCTGATATTGAAATATCAATGTTTAACAACCGGCATCTTTATAATGATGTCGGTTACCTGAGGTGAAAGATGGCACAGGTGATTTTTAACGAAGAGTGGGTGGTTGAAGCGAAGCTTTGTGAGAGAACGGGACTCTCAAAGCGGCAGGTAACCTGCTACCGCGCTCATCGCTGGATCGAAGGTATTCATTTTAAGCGTGTAACCCAGACTGAAGGAGATAACAACTCTCCGCGGGCGACACTTTGGTACAACTTCCCAAAGATAAACAGTTTCGTTCAGGAGCAGTGACGTGGCGCCAACGGGTGTTGAAATTCACAATGGCAAGATTCGGATATGGTTCATTTATCGAGGGGTTCGTTGCCGGGAAACGCTTAAAGGCTGGCTGGTGACGAACGCCAACCTCAAAAAAGCAGGCCAGCTCAGAGCGAAGATCACCAGTGATATCCAGATGGGGATATTCGATTATGGCCTGCAGTTTCCTGGCTCTAAGGCAGCAAAAAAATTCTCAACTACGTTGAGGATTAGTACCTTCCAGGAACTTTGTGATGAATACAGCGGAACCAAAGAGCTGGAAATGTCCTACGCATCAGCGCGGAACATGCATTCCATCATCAAGATTCTGCTGCGGATCGTTGGTAGCGAAACCCTGATCACCGATATTCAACAGATCGACATTCTGAGATACCGGAAGGAGTTGTTGCTGGGGGATGTACGGAATGATGTTGTGCCACATCTGAATAAAACGGGCCGTGCCCCGGCTACGGTAAACGAGCAAATCCGCACGCTTTGCGCCATGCTGAAATTTGCCAAACGTAGCCACATTATTACCAACAGCCCGTTTGAAGATATTCCTTCTTTGAAACGGCCGCGGAAAGCACCGGATCCATTCACGATGGAAGAATACGAGCGATTCATTTCGGTGTTACCGGCTTCAGTTGTTAACTTATGGAAACTGGCCTTTTACGCTGGTCTTCGTCATGGGGAACTGTGCGCACTTGGATGGGATGATGTTGATCTGGTCAATGGAAAAATTCACGTCAGTCGGAATCTGAACAACTATGATCAGTTCGGGCCGCCTAAAACGTCCGCCGGAGAACGCACGATCACATTGCTGGAGCCAGCCCTCGAAGCGTTAAGAGATCAGTTCCATCTGACCGGTGCAGACCAGACGACGGAAATCACATTTAACCATCGTGCGTATGCGAGCACCGATCAGCAGCAAGTACGGTTTGTGTTTCGTCCGGTAATTAAATTTGCCGTTCCGAATCCCTATTATTCAAAAAACGCGCTGGGCTATAGCTGGAAGCAGGGACTAAAAAAAGCGGGAATACGCAGCCGTGTGCCTTATCAGTCTCGCCATACTTACGCATGCTGGTTGTTGTCTGCAGGAGCGATCCCCTCTTTCATCGCCAGCCAGATGGGGCATACTGATGCCAGTATGGTGTATAAGGTTTACTCGAAATGGATGTGTGATAAAGACCGGGATCAGGTGGAGCTTTTAAACAGTAAATTAGGCTAACTGCCCCCTATATGCCCCTTTCATTCTGCAAATGCATGAATTCCTCAGCATTTTTAATAGGTTAATTAACTGTAGTATAATGGCTCGCACTTCTACTAATAAAGAGTGCGACCATGATTGATATCACCCTCCCGTTAACTGACGTTCATCGCCACCTTGATGGTAACATCCGCGCCCAGACCATCCTTGACCTGGGCCGTCAGTATAATTTAACCCTGCCCGCACAAACCCTTGAGACGTTGATCCCACATGTGCAGGTTACGGAAAACGAGCCGGATCTGGTCAGTTTCCTGAGTAAGCTCGACTGGGGGGTAAAAGTTCTGGCCTCGCTGGACGCCTGTCGTCGCGTCGCTTTTGAAAATATCGAAGATGCCGCGCGCAACGGTTTGCACTATGTCGAACTGCGCTTCTCGCCGGGCTACATGGCGATGACCCATAAACTGCCGGTGGCAGGCGTGGTTGAAGCGGTGATTGCTGGCGTGCGTGAGGGCTGCAAGACCTTCAACGTCGAGGCCCGTCTGATTGGCATCATGAGCCGCACCTTCGGGGAAGACGCCTGCCTGCAGGAGCTTGAGGCGCTGCTGGCGCACCGCGACCATATCACCGCTGTGGATCTGGCGGGTGACGAGCTGGGCTTCCCGGGCAGTCTGTTCCTTTCTCACTTTAACCGCGCCCGCGATGCTGGCTGGCACATCACCGTGCATGCCGGTGAAGCGGCAGGCCCGGAGAGCATCTGGCAGGCCATTCGCGAGTTAGGTGCCGAGCGTATCGGTCATGGGGTGAAGGCGGTTGAAGACCCGGCTCTGATGGACTTCCTGGCAGAGCAGCGTATCGGGATTGAATCCTGTCTGACCTCCAATATTCAGACCAGCACCGTGGCGACGCTGGCGCAGCATCCACTGAAAACCTTCCTGGAGCATGGGGTGATGGCCTCGCTGAATACCGACGATCCGGCGGTTCAGGGCGTGGATATTATTCACGAGTATACGGTTGCCGCGGCGCTGGCTGGACTGAGGCG